GAACAGGCTGTCCTGCGCTTATATGCCGCAACTTGAGGACTGCCCTCATGTCGTTTAGGTCAAGTATTGATGAAGTAAGTGACCTCAGCCTGCCATAGTCGAAACGTAGAAGTGCACGAGACAACTCGTTTGCACCAGTTACCTCAAAGCTTTCATCATACAGCTTGAATATGTCAATCGTCCCTGCCTGTCCGACATTTCCAGAAACAGCAGCAAGTGAGTCGACAATTTTGTTTGTTATGTAAGTGTCGGCTGAGGCCGTCAAAATGACGATCACTTTTTACTCCGTCGTAACGACTATGTCGTATTGTGGGAATCTTACTTCAAATATTGCACCAGGCGGAGGCACAATGAGACCCCTGTATGTGTTGGCCTCAACATCAAAGTAATTCTCAGAGTATTGTCTGCCATCAAGCAAGCCAGATATGCTCTGCACTGAGATGTTGGTAACCGCGAGCACACCTTGAACGTTTATGATTGAGTTGAGAACGTCAGATATTACGATTGCTTGGTCAATCTGCGTGCTGCTTGTTGACATCAACGTCCTTAGAGCCTGTATCACGTCTCTTGAAACATTAAGTGGTACTGCGTTTGCAGTCGGAACAATCGTTACTTGTAAGGTAACGTTTATCACCCTGGCATCAACAATGTCAATTGCATCCGATATTAGCCTATACTCGTTGAGATAGGTTCTCAAGTTCTGCTTCAGCGTGTCGGGAGTCTGTATGAGCCTCCCATTAGAATCGGTGCTAAGCACAAACAGCTGGGATGCCAAGGGATTGTTTGGGTTTGGCCTCACACCTGCACGGAAGACCTTGCCAAACTTTGATGGCAATGAGTACACCCTAGATATGAGGTCTGATTTAGTCACTATCCTTGCCTGCGCATTCTTTGCTGCGGGCACAAGGGTGCGAAGCTGGTCGATCGTCGGTGCTTGGGCTCCTCCTGTTGCAGGTGTGTTATTGACAACGTCCACAGATGCCCTAACAGCTGTCGCAATAGAAGACGCAGGCCCGTCACGAAACTCCATATTAAGGGTCTTGATTGATCGAATGGTTCCTGCTCCAACATTGTGTGAGATTCCGCCACCAGCACGATAGTTGACAGTTAGTGTCGTAGAGGTAGGAGCGACCCCAAGAGTCTTTGAACGCAATAGGGCATTAGGGTCGACTGTGAACCGTGGAATCGTATTCCTTCCATAAGTGGGCAGTGAGAACTTCGAAGGATCAGGAAAGACATCATCATCAACAGCGTTTTGATCTCCGCCTCCAAACCTGAGCTGCATTGACCTGCTTTGTAGGTCAACAGTTGTGATGAAACGCAGCGGTGCAGGAACGATGTAAAGCGATTCCTCAACTTCGTCCCGATCAGGCGTTCTATTTCTGTTACCCAAGAACACAGTGTCCTGTGTCAGGCTTTCAACTTCATACCAGAGGTTTCCATCAGAATCTACGACGGACATCACCTCTGTGACATTCTCGTTAGAGAGGCTTATAGTCTGGAATGGCCTGTAGCCGGATCCAAATGTGAAGCTCTCAGTATAGATTTTGCCTGATACGGCAGTCGTGTTCTTACTGAGGATGAATGTGAGTGGTGTGCCATCGTTTGAAGTATCACCAACCACTATGTTAGACATTAGATTGCCCGCCCTGTCTTTCTCTGTGAAATCCACAGGTGCAACAGTTGAGAAGAACACGCCGTTTGACGAAGCAACAACGGTGTCAGGAAGTATTACCGGGAGCGATGATTCATCTGGGACTGCTACACCAAGGTTATCCACAGCAGGTACCTCAATGTAGAACGTTAGGGTCACTGTGCTTGGAGATGCACCAGTAATCTTGACGCCGTTATTACGAAGCAGCCTTTCAATGTTCTGCACTTCAACAGCTTCACTCCAAGACAGCTCCCTGAACTGGTGGTCAAGGTAGAATGACATGTTGTCGCCGACTGTTGCAGCCATGTCTAGCAAAAGACCACCAACAGAAGCTTCACTGAAGTCCTGAATCTTGTCTGGGAAGAATGTTCTTGCATACCCGAGAAGGTCACGACGAAAGTCCGCAAAGTCCTTCGAGAGGTAGTTTCGATTGGGTGTCTTTCTATTTGCAGCCATCATCCTGCCGTGTGTAGAGTCACCTCTAGTGACCGTGTCTTAGTGTCAACAAGTGGGACAGTGTATGTTATTCTCACTCCGATTCTAGCGATTCCAGACTCTTCTACGAGTTCATTGAAAGGTTCGAATGTATCAAGCGAGACATACGGTAAGTATCTGTCAGTCGCAGCTTTTATTCTTGCAATAGCAACTGCATCCGTGTCTTCCGACCCCAGCTCAAAAGTCAGCTCTCTGAGGTTGGCACCAAATCTGTAGTCCAGCAGCCTCTCTCCCCAGTTCGTTGATATCAGGTTTCGAAGGTTGTCGGCAATAGTGTTTCCGAGGTCGTGGTGCATCTTGAAGATACCATCATCACCTTCACCAAGTGACATTGGCGTAACGATTCCAATTGGAGGTGATGAGATAGACTGTCTCGCCCTTTGTGCAAGTTCGTCTGGTGTCTCACCCACAGCTTTGAAACTGTACTTCTTAGATGACAAGGTCGATTTATCCTGTCTGTATGTATGCGATCATGCAAGTTACGAGCTTGAAGTTCCAACGACATTACCCATAAAGGGAACAATACCTGTCGGCAAAGTCACCTTAGTAAGGGTAGGAGCACCTGGGAGTATTGTAACGACACAGGCAATCACATAGCTGTCTATAGCGCTGGATAGGTCTTCTGCAAGATTACTTATGATCGTGTCAGGATTTGCTCCTGTCTTTGCTCCATCATCCTTTGCCCTAATGAATGCCTGCCTGATATCTGACTCTAACTTCTCACGACCCGCTGCTGTTACGATTGGCATTTACTCTCCAAAGATTCTCTCTGACTTTAGATTGACAATCTCAGACTCACGTGAAACCATTGCAGCCTTCAGTGTTGCTGCAGCTTGTGTGATCTGTACTGAAGGTGCACCGTAGCCTGGTGTCGTATGCTTGCTTAACGTGTCGCAGAAATCGTTGATGTCCTTCATGATTGCCTTAAGGAGATCCTCAAGCTGTTTGTACTTTACGTAAGGCTGTGCTCCATCAGGGGCATCATCGGGTCCATCACCGAGGCCGCCATCTGCCTTTGAACGCCCAATAAAGATCCTGCTTCCTGAGATTACGATGGATCCATCGGATCTTATCGATATTGCACCGAGGTCATTAGCCTCGCCTGTATCACCCTCTTTAACGATAAGAATGCTTCCATTGATTGCATGCTCTTCATCTTTTCTTGCGATTATTCTAACTGTGTCTGATTTGGAGATAATTGCTGCCGCTGCTACTTCCTCATCATCACTATCTTCATCACCTGGGAATTTTGGTGTCATTGTCTTTAGGCCGAAACCCGTATCAGATTTTGTGGCCATTGAGATATAAAGTCTTGCAGCATCACTTAAGAAGTCAGGATCTCCTTCTGGAGAATTTTGCAATTTTGTTATCCCGACATCCTTTACCGTCTCAAAAAATCCTCTGGAATTTTCCCTTGTCTCTGGTACAGTCCTCACCTTCTCGGATGTTGAGATCCATCTTGACCTTCCTGCAACTAAGTCTATTGTTCCTGAAAAGTCATTAGATCCGCTTGTGGCATTGCTTGGTTTTTCAATTGGATCTTCATCAACATACCAGCCACGATCAGTGGTCAAAGATATGGTCGCATTATTGCTACCTTGAAGAATAAGATCGCCAGGCCTTCTATAGAGCCTTGGCACCGGTTCAAACTTTACAGGCTTGCCATCGTTCAAGACGAAAATTTCTTCATAACCGTTGACTTCATCATCAGGCTGTGTAAGTGACAAGTCAGGAAAATCTTCTGCTTCTACTTCATTGGCTATTGCGCCTGCCTTTTCCGCAGTACCTGGTTCTTCAATAGACGGTTGACTTGGTAAGATTCTTCTATCATGATGGGAAAAGTTGACATCCTCACTTGCAATGTCTCCGTGAACCCTTGAAAGCCAGAAAGCAAAATTCTTTGCCGTTGTATTCGGGTCACTATCGTAGACAATCCACACAGTCTCTCCAACTTTTACAGGCATTGAGATGTGTGATGAAAAAAATGGATATGCAAGTATTGCAGTTGGATTTGAAGCTTGTGCGCCAGCTGTGACGGGTCTCACAACACACGCATTTATTGGAATTCTACTTGCAACTATGTTTGGATTTGATGCCAGTAACAAAGCGGCGATTTGTCCCTGGTTTAGGCCGTCACAGATGTCTATAACAACGGCCCTGTCAAGAAGGTTTGAACGAGCAGATTCCGGTACTTGAAGATCCTTCCTGTATTGTGGTCCTCCAAAGATATTCGATACGCCAGGTGGCATTCCTCACTCCTTTGAGATCTTGCTGAAGATATCCTCGGAATCAATGGCCTGCGACTCCTCTTCGGTTGAGCGAATCATCTCAGCAAGCTTGATGATCTGATCGTTTGCCTTGCTCATCCTCTCCATGTACTTCATTAAGGTTGACCCGTGAGCTGCATGGTCGGCTGGTGAGCCTGACATTGTCTGGTACAGGCCAATGTACAAAATGTAAGCGTTCTCCCTATCGGTGACTGCATTCTGGTAGATCTCCTTCCAGAGAAGCTTTCTCTTGTCATCGACTGATGCCATTGAATCAAGGAGCTCACCGAAGTCAGCAACCTTCTTCATCTTCTCTTCATTTCTTCTGATTACATCATCTAGCGCTGACATTACTTCTTTAGGTCCTCTTGAACTAGTTTCTTGTAGTGTCGACGTATCGAGCCCAGCGCAGAAGAGAGCTGATTTTGAGGTAGGTTTGAAAGGTCTCGAATGTAGATGAGAATTGCCCTCTTGTGCAGAATGTCAATGTCTTCAACGTGTTCAAACACAGACATGATTGCTTGCATACAAGCCTTCTCATTGTCGTCAACAAGCTTGTGATTAATTCGAGTCAGGATGTTTCGAATCTCTGCCTTCCTCTCAACATCAACCATCACTGTCTCAGGTGACTCAACTATTGAGTGCCTTGCTATCTCATTCTTGTCTTTCTTTGAAAGCAGGCTCATGTCACTTAGAGACACATGCTTACCTGTATGCTTGTTGATCTTGCGAATGTACAGGAATAGCCAGTTGCGTGCTACGACGTTGAAGTAAGAGAAGGCCTTTGTGCCACGACTGTCATCAAACTTGCAGAGGTTCTCATAGAGAAAGTTCACACAGTCGCTCTTCACTTCGTTATAACTGTTGTGTTGAAGCGGCACTGAGTATATTCTGATGAGATTCTCGACCAGGGTCTCAATTGCAGGCCTGATGTCGGAAGTGTATATCTTCTCACGCTCCTGCATGTCTGTCGTGCCATTGAAGAGGCATATTGCCTTATGCGTGTCAGGACCAAAGTAAAGCTCCTTCTCGGGAGCCTTTGACTCTGTACCAGACTTTCTTATGCGCTTCTTACCTTTCATTTTCGGCCTCCGCGTCTTCCTCAATTCTGCCAATTATGTTTGCAATGTAGAGCAGAGAATCACGTGACGCCTTTATGTCTTCGTGCACCTTCTTGATCTCAGGTGAGTCATAGAAAAGTGGAATCTGTAGGACCTTGCTTATTGAGACGTATCGTTTGTCTATAACGTCAAGTGCGTTTTCAACTGCGTCCTGTAAGTTCAGCACTATCTTCGCAAATCGATACAGGTATGTCGCAGTTATGACATTGGTCACAAGCAGTATAACAGCAAGTATCTCAATCAACATAGCAGCTTACCGAGAACATCGTCATATCGAAGATTCACGGCCTCTTGTGAGAATTCACTTAAGACTTTTTGAGAAAGTTCATCAGCCCACTGCTTTGGTGTGTGACGTGACTCAACCATCTTCTTCATTCTCTTCTTTGCGTCTTCTTCCTTTGGCATAGCCCATTTTGAGCCACTTGCAAAGATCTTTTCGTCGATGATCGACTGTGGAACATTCACCATGCTGTAGCTCACCTTTGAGAACTTTCCACGATTTAGAAAGTCAAGGTGGCCTGACCAATCGGTGGCTATGACAGGCAGTCCTGATGCTGCGGCATCAACTAGCGGAAGACCATAACCCTCGCCCTTTGTGAAGGACACCATGCAGTGAACCTTTGGACTCTTGTAAAGAGCGGCACACTCGGTTTCAGACATGTCACCGTTCAACAAGTAAACCCTTGGGTACTCGCCCTTTCTCACTTCTGAGATGAGCTTCTTGAACAGATCATTCAGGGCCTTTCTGTGAAACACGCAATTAGTTCCCATGTTAGACTTTATCACAAGTCCAACGTCCTTGTTTCCAGCAAACTCTTCGCAGAACCACTTCACGGTGTAGAAGATGTTCTTTCTGTCACGATCAGGATCGTTGCCTGTAATCTGGCCAAAGAGCAGAAAGTTGAAATTCGATTCCACCTCTTTGAGTGGCAGGCCACTCGTCACTGATGGGATCTCAGGGTTGAAACACTCTGGAATAACAACGATTTTGTCGGAAGGAGCTTGCCCTCTTACCAGAGATTCCTTTGTGAAACTGCTTGGAACAATTACGAGATCCATCTTTGACACAGCAATCGCCCAATCTTTTGATGCAAAATCAGTTTCGGTGCCTGCTGTAACTCCAATGTTGTAGCAACCCTGTATCTGCTCCCATTCATGCGGCAATTGAATCTGAATTGAGGCATCATATCTATCACTTTTCTTTCCGGATGCCTCCATTATCTTTCCAATGAGACCGTTTAGGTCACTTGCGTTCAAGTGCCAAGGAGTAATGCCCCAGGGAGTAATTTCGGCAGCAAACTCAATTCTCCTCTCAATGAGCCAGCTCACTATCTGCCTTGCATGCGTTCCATAGCCCGACTTTGAGAGAAGTGGACCTCTTACTAGAATCTTCTTCACAGCTTTTCAACCTCCCAGGTCTTCCTCTTCGTCTTCCAGTTATCAATGAGATCGGTGAGAGTCCTATCCCACTCGTCAATAGTCTTCTGGTAACTGAACTCGGTATTGGCATAGTTCATTGCCTTTGCGCCAAGCTTCTCACGACCATCAGGTCCCATCTCAAAGAGTTGCATGTAAGCTTTTGCAATCGTCTCGTTTGTGACGTAATCCTCGTAAATGTATGGAACCGTCTGGGACCCTACAAGGGTTCGAAGCTCGACAGGGAGTGCAACACCATTCTCAGAACCGTCCCTGTGGTCGACAACCTGCCTTGTAAGGCCTCCTGTCTTGATCGCAACAATGGGATTACCTACAGTCATTGACTCAAGAGTTGAGAGCCCGAAACCTTCTGCGTAGGAGATGTTGATACAGAAATCGCTAATGTTGTGCAGGATGTTCATCTTCTCATAGTCAAGGCGCTCTTTCGAGAAAACGACATTTGCATCAATGCCCATTAGTTTTGCGACCTCAACAAGGTTTGGACCTTCCTGGTCAAATGGGTCTGTATGCATGATTAGCGTGGCATTTCTGTGTCCATGCTTCTCCTGGAGATTCTTAAGGAAAATTGACCATGACTCGATAACGTCAGATGGGCGCTTCCTTCTTGCATTTCGATTGATCCAGAGGCCAATCATGTGATCCTTCCTCGATTCACCCAACAGCTTTGAACGATGGTGTGACCTCATGTAAGAAGGCATCCTGTGAAACAGACCTGGTGGCAATGCATGTGGGACGAAATTAGTCTTTTCAGGATACAGCTTGCTTACCATCTCGTACGTTAGGTAAGAGTGGCAATTGAGCAGATCGGTTCCCATGTAGTAAGGGTCATTAAAGACCGGCACTGGGTTGTTGTCCCACACGTGCCACCATGCGATTGGACAGACCTGATGTATCTCATCTTCCATCTCAAACAGCCACGTGAAGAACCTTGGGTCAGTGAAGATGAGAATAGCATCAGGCTTCTCAGTAGCCAGAGCAACTCTAATCAGATTTCTATCACCAAAGCCGTCAATCGGCTTGATGATAAAGTCCTCATTGACAGCTATTGTCTCGTAGCTCTGATGCTTAATTGCAGCTCCGAATTGCCTAAAAGTCCAGCCTCCTTTTGCAAGGAGGCCGTTGATCAGGTGTCTGGTTTGATTACCCACACCTGACGGGCTTAATGCGTGATCGGAAAGGACGATAACTTTCTTTTTACTCAATGTGCTCACCTGCATCACTATCACACAAGTGAGAGCATATGTAAATAGTTACCGCTTACAGTGTCCGCTCTTTGCGAAGTCACACCATTCGCAGTTGTACTTGTTCTTCAGGAACTTACCTCGACGGACACCGTTGACCATGTCCTTGACGAGCTTCTCTCCCTTCTCCATCGGTTTCGGTCCCACCGAGATGTCATATCGAGCAATTGTAGAGCCGGGCTTTGCTCCCTTCTTCAGGACAACAAAGGCACAGCCGACCTCTCGACTTTGAAGGTCTAGCTTTCGTAGGAGATATGACTTGTAGAGCCAGAGCTGGGCAAGGACCAGTTCGTTCTCTAGTTTGTCCTTGCGCCATCCGTATGCCGGACCTGTCTTCCAGTCAAGGATCCAGATCTTCCACTTTGTCTTCTCTTCGTTGAGAGGAACACGTACGATGGAGTCCACGAATCCCTTGAACTTGATGGTCTCCTCTTCGGGAATGTCCTCATAGAGGGGGAGCTCAGCACCGAGTAGTTCCCAGCCGGGATGTTCCGTGTCCAACCAGCCTGGAAAGTCGGTGAGAATGTTAGATGCCCATGACTTCCACTTCTCTACATCCGGACGGCCCTTTGCAGCCCAGTCATCCTCAATGAGCTTGATCACTGCGGGAATGTCCATCACACGGGTCTTCAGGTAGTTCTCAACTCCTGAGTGGACATGCTTTCCAAAGTCAGCGTGAATCCAGTCCTGTTCGATGACCACCTTGTCAATGTAGGAAAGCTTGTGCTTGTATCCACATGAATGCCATGTGCTGACCTCCGAGTAGGATACGTGTGGCTTGCCAGTAGGGAATTCGTTGCTCATGTGGTCCTCAAACTAATCGTATACCACCGTGACAACATTTTCACCTATTCAACATAGACTCCGCAATACGTTCCTTTAGGTCTGTGAGACTGTACTGATGATTCCTGTTGCAGTAAAAGACAGGTTTTTCCAGGTCATCACCTGTGAATCTCCTGCCGAGGTAATCAGATCCAAGAATCCTGACATCATACTTTACGGAACCAAGCAGCTTTCTGAGATCGTACTCGGTGTTGTAGTAGACCACATCGTCAACGTATCGAAGCGATCTAAGTATCTCAGCTCTTTCTTCCCATGACTGTACAGGCTTGCACTTCTCAGGCCTATCAATAGTCGGATCATCCTGTAGGGCTACAATGAGGTAGTTCACTACACGCTTTGACTCTTCGAACATCCGTATGTAACCTGGGTGTAGGATGTCAAATGAACCCGCTATTATGCCTCTCTCATATGTCATAGTTCACCCTTCACAAGCTTTAGATCTGCCTCGTACATAAGCCTTGCAAGACCTTTGAAGGTTGTCTTTGGGACCCAGCCAAGTTTCTCGCTGGCCTTTGTGCAGTCACCTTCCAACCATGGAACCTCGTGAGGACGCCTAAGCCTGTCATCGATGATGAGATGCTTGTCAACATCAAGGTCTGCAATTTTGAAAACTTCATCCAGAAACTCACGCACCGTGTGAGTCTCACCAGTAGCAATTACATAATCGTCCGGATTTTCCTGCTGTAGCATGAGCCACATTGCCTCAACATAGTCCTTGGCATAGCCCCAGTCACGAAGAGCATCAAGGTTACCGAGGGCAATCTTGTCCTGTAGGCCAAGCTTAATCCTTGCGGCTGCCAGAGTGATCTTTCGAGTGACGAAAGTCTCACCGCGGCGAGGACTCTCATGGTTGAAGAGGATGCCGGAAGATGCGTGAATGCCGTATCCCTCACGATAGTTTCGAGTGAGACCATGAGCAAAGACCTTTGCGCATGCATAGGGAGATGCCGGCATGAGTCGCGTCTCCTCATTCTGAGGATGCTCAGGATTATCACCGTACATCTCAGAGGATGAGGCCTGGTAGAATCGACACTGGGGCTGCATAGTCCTGATACACTCTAGAAGTCTCAGGGGGCCCATTGCTACTGCATCGACAGTCTCCTCAGGAACATCGAATGAGACTCTAACATGTGACTGTGCAGCTAGGTTGTAGACTTCATCAAAGTGCTGATCACGGAAGAGCCTGTAGAATGAACCCACGTCATTCATTGAGCCATAGACGAGGCTGAAGTTTGGATTGCTAAAGAGGTGATCGATGCGATCTGTTGCAAGAAGAGAAGTCCTCCTCTTCATTCCTACAACCTTGTAACCGTTCTCAAGCAGGAATTCTGCAAGGTAGCTTCCGTCCTGGCCTGTTACACCTGTTATGAGCGCTGTCTTCATAATCAAATGGTAACACCACGAACGTTCGGGTATCTTTCCTTGAATGACTTTATTGTTTCAGCTAGGCCCACTCGAAGGGGAGTATACTCTTCCTTCCACCCAAGAGACCGCAAGAAACTGTTTGAAGAAGGTTTCATGTATTGTCCATCAGGTTTACTTGTGTCAAACCTTATCGTTCCCTTGTAACACATCTCAGCCGATATGGCCAGTGCCAAACTTTCAATTGATACCTGTTGCGTATTTCCAATGTTCACAGGAGTTTCACCATCGTAATGCTTTGCAAGCCAAAGAACAATCTTTGCTGCGTCCCTTGCAAACGTGAACTCACGAAGTGGTTTTCCTGTGCCCCAAATGACGACATCCCTTTTATCACTAATGATTGCCTCGTGAAACTTGCGTATGAGAGCTGGTATCACATGACCGCTATTCAGGTCATAGTTGTCGTTTAGACCATAGAGATTGTTAGGAATGACAGAGATAAAATTGCAACCGTGTTGCTGGCGATATGCGCGAGCTTGTACTTCCAACATCCTCTTTGCGTATGCGTAACCAAAGTTTGAGGGATGAGGAGGACCCATGTGAAGCTGATCCTCAGTGAGTGGGTACTTCACGTATGGAGCATCAGGATAGATGCAGGTTGAGAGAACCGAGACCAGTTTCAACTTCCTTTCACGGCAGGCATCAAGAACGTTCATGTTCATCTTGACATTGTCATCAAAGAAGTCTGCAACATAGTCAGTGTTTGCCTTCACACCACCGACCCTTGCTGCGCAGTGAATGACTGTTTCTACTCTATCATCTTCAAGGGTAAGAATAGCGTGGTTTGACTCCGACAGGTCACAATCCCTTGAATTGAGACCAACTGATCCTGGTGACAGTGCAAGAATCTCGCTGCCAAGAAGACCTGTTGCGCCTGTTATCAACATGACTTCTTGCCTACGAGGACAACCTGACTGTGATTATGCATTAGGTAGACGTCTTCAACCTTCCACTTCGCTGTTTCTTCGATTAGAAAGCATATCGTGTATGGAGAGTACCAGCACTTGTGATCTGGGTGGACAACTTCATAGAATGTTCCTGTTTGAGGATCATGCTGGTATGGCAGTTGGCGATAGAGTGCATTCGGCACAGACAGCACGAATCTTTCAAACTCGATCCCGTTTAGCCCTTCAAAGAATTTTTCGTGGGATGTGACATGCTCAATGACCTCAGGAATGACAAGAAGATCGTATGATCGAGTAATCTGAGACACATCATCATAGAAAGCGTGTCCTGGTAGGATCTCCCTTAGTTTTGAGATTCCAACGCTATCTACGTCAAACCCATCAACATCGATCCCGACATCAATCATTCTCCTGTGAAGTGAACCAACGCTGTCTAGTGGATAATCAGTGCAACCAACATGAAGAACTTTGCCCGTTGCAAGTGACTTTATGAGATCAAACTTGTCCATGCCGGTTGAATTACAAGCAATGGCATGGGTCCAGTAGTCAGTTATGCTTTTCTTTATGACGCTCAATTTTATCTCCAACCAAACACTGTCTCTATCGTGTCGATTCTGTTCAAGTAAGTGTGATTCACTTTGACTATTTCTTGCACATGCCTGCATGCGTCAGAATTGACTTCCATCTCATGCACAGCGGTAAACGCTTCTGCGTAGTTAGTCTCCTGTGGTCTCGGCATGATGTGCTCAAAAATCTCATTGATGACTGAGGAGTTACTCACAGGTAGTCTTCCTAGTGATGCATTTTTGAAGGCTCTACAGGGCAGGTAGTCAACTTCATTCTGCCACTTTCCAACGATAGCAGGCGCTATCCATGAGTGCTGGATAGCGGTTTTGCTTTCCCAGCCCTCAGCAACTTTTGAGTGAACCAACTGTACACCAAGAGATTCAAGGGCAATTGCAGTCTTTCGAAGTTCTTCAATGTTGCCCATTTCACCGTCTGTGATAGAACCAACCCAGTGAACAAGTCGAGTTCTTCTTCCTGCTATGCACTTTCTGTCAAGCTTCTCGAACTCAAATGGAAGTAGGTGCGTTGCCCAGGGCATTAGTAACGTAGAAGCCTCAACACCGCCTTCATTGAAGTTCGTAACATACTCAAAGTCACGAATCTTCTGACATTTCCCAACAAGCTTCATATTGGACGTACTGTATGCCTTGAGGTTAACGCACCTCTGTGCAACACTTGCAAAACGCTTGAAGTCTACATGGTGAAGTACATACCAACAATCGCCTCGAATAGGCATCTTTAGATTCTTGAATCCCTCAGTGATAAACATCGTCCCAGAGAATTCAAGTGAAGAGATATCGTCTTCATCAGATAGCCATAGGACAGTGTGACCCAACCATTGATAAGCCTTCATGAACGCAGCATGAACGTAAGTGTGAGTATGACTGTGGCCATTCACAAGCCTTTCTCCCCATATGACGACCTGTCTATATGGTGATTTCATGACCTCACTTCACTGTGATTCTTGTCAAGAGCGACAAGCCGAGGAACAACGAACGGAATACCTTGCAGGAGTTTGCCAGAGTAGCAGTATGACGGATTCATGGTTTTGACCTTGTCAAGGTTGGAGGTGAGGTACCTGTTGAGATGAGATTCATCATGCCACTTTGCGATCTTTCCGCGAGAAGTGTCGATGTCAACATTTTCCTTAATCGTCTTTGCCATCGTGAGGTAGCTGTCTGTAGCTCCTCCACTAAAGCCACCAGCCCAATAACAGGGCCTGTACTCTGCGTTTGAGATAAAAGCAGTGCTCCTATTGTCATCCTCAGGTGTACCAAGGCTCTTTAGGAAGAAGCCCGGATGAGATGTTGCCACGAGTGGCTTAGCAAGAGTTGGTAGTATCTCGTTGGATATCGCATTAACGCACAACATATCAACATCCATGTAATACAAACAATCAGTCTCTTTTACAAGAATGTCTTCGATTGTCAGGAAGTAGTGAAACCTGTAGAGGGTGTCTCCTGGGAATCCTTTTCTCTCGATCCTTACATGTGCTACCCTGTTATCGACGTGCTCTTTGTCTGTGAAGAGATAGTACTTCTTCTCGTGATCTACTAGAAAGTGTGACTCTAAAGAGTCCAGTAGCGGCTTCACAAACTGGTCATACTTCCCTGTGCTAATAAGCAAAACTCCCACTCTCAGTTTTCCCATGTCAAAATCCTCTCTTCGTGGCATGCCCTGTTCATTGCCTTGAGGCTTCCTAAAGAGAGCCTTGAACCGGCTTTGAACCTGTCATTAATCTCGACGATTGAAACATCGCCTGACCTGTTCTCAAATACATCTTGCACCCTGTTCGCAGGGATATTGAAAAGCCTTGATGTGACATGGGATACCGCATGCTTCGGTATGTCAAACGTCCATGTTATCTTTTGCATTTCAGCTTCAAGTGTGTTAGGGTTGCTGAAGTTTAGATGCGAGATCCACGATTCGAGCTCTGCTCGCCTAAAGAGATGACCGTCAACAGAAAACATATATGACCAGTCACTTTCACCCATCATCCACTGCCATACGAACATTCCATCGACAACAGTGCCATTGGGAACAGACTGCTTCTTATCGAGTGTATAACAGTAGTCAAGGTTGAGGCCTAATCTTGGTGAGTAACAAAGTACTCCGGGATTTGCATTCAATCTCTCATCCATCGTCGAGAAGTCAACATATTCTCGAAAGACGATATCATCAACGAGCATCATTACGGACCTTTGCTTAGAGCCTGCAAGCCACTCCTTCACGTCGGTCATAAACGCCCTCTCTTGATAGAATTGCACCGTTGGATGCAAATCGATCACCCTTGCATAGCCTTCATGCAGGTCACTTGAAGTCGACGTGTATAGGACGCTAATCGCATTAGTTCCAGAGGAATTCTCACTAATGGACCTTAGCAGGAGGTCCAGTTGGGCTGGCCGATTCTTTGAGAAGATGAGTACGTCAACTTTCATTTAGAGTTCCTGTATAGCTGTGTGTAGTGCATTCCGAGGATCTTTGGTACTCCTGGATTGTACTTTGGGTTCGGTACGTGGTTGTACTTGACAAGTGGCACGTCTATGTTAGCAAATTTTGCTAGTGGAATCAGTCTTGCCCACATATCAAGATCCTCGGCCAGTGGGAAGAAGTCCCAGTAGCCTCCAACACTTTTTACGACAGACTTTCGATAAGTGACCGATGGATGACCGATTGGATTGTGACCTGCCAGTATTGCAGACTTTATACTAGAATTTTGTAGCGGATAACTTGTCACGTTTAATCCAGAACTTGAGATGACACTCATCTGGGTACCAACAACATCGACATTGTCATTTTCAAGTAAGTTGATCTGTAATGCTAGCTTCCCAGGAAGCCATATGTCATCTGCATCTTGCCTTGCAATGTACTTGCCGCGTGACTCATAAAGACCAGTGTTGAGGGCTTTCACTATACCAGGTTCGGACTCTAAGACTCTCAATCTTTCATCTTTCACCGAACTTACAACACCTAACGTGTCATCTGTGCAGCCGTTCAATATCACGAGTAGCTCGATGTCTGTAAAATCCTGATTCAGGACAGACTTTATGGATTCCGCTATCGTAGTCTCAGCATTTCTTGCGGGTAAGACAACAGAAACAAGCGGCGTTGACATCAATTAATCCTAATTGAGGGTGTCACTTTACTCCAGTCGATCTTCTCGTGGAAAACATGCCCTCCAGTTTCTTCGGCAAGCCTCTTTGCGAGAGCAGATATCTCTTCGTCTGTGACCTCACTCCACGGCTTATCGAAGAACATGTTGTTCTCAGCAGTGTCCTCCTGTTTGACATTATAAAGACTCTGCCAGAACCTTGACCAGTACTTGCTGTAGTTGCGAATCTTCTTACCGATATCAAGCCAAGAGTAATGAATCACGGAAGGAAGTGCATCAACATTCATCTGCAACCACTTCTCGTAATCCCTTAGCGCTTCCTTGTCTCCACGAAGGGCCCAAATTCTCGCGTTGTGGGCCTCCTCAGTGTAGAAAGAAACGTGTGGGATGAGCTCACCATTCTTCCTGTTGATGTAATCACAGCCATCAGTACCGGGTGCAGCATGGATTCTACCATCGGTCGTCGTCCTACGCAGGAAGGCAGGAATTCCGTGTGTGATGTGCTTTCTATTTCTTGAGAGCCTCCACTTCCAAGGATTGACATCAACCCTGACTCTCTCCTTTGAGCCCCAGTACTCTATGACCGGAAGGGAGACAAGCTCGACTTCCTGTGTTAGTCTCCTACACAGTGCTGTAACTTTTGCACCATCTTCGGCGGGAACTACCTCATCGGCATCCATCTGCCAACAGAACTCCTTCGTGCAGAGATCGCGTGATCTTGCTTTCTGGAGGCCATCAGATTCATATGCAAAGCCAGGTGATTCGAAGTCAATGACATGCTGGTGTGCTCTGATCTTTGGTTCCGCTTGACTCCAGGCTACTAGTGCTTCCCATGAACCATCATTTGATCCACCGTCGAGGACAACTACCTCATCACAGAATGCAAGCATTGAACTGACGCAATCTCGCCATGGATAACCCATACTTTCTGCATTATAGACTGTAGTGTAACCACTGATTGTTGGTCTCCACTCCATGCCTGCCCTGACACCATTCCAGAAAGTCTCTCTTGCTGCGTACAGGTAGGACTCGGTGTCAATTTGATCTGGGGCATTGAACCAGTCTTCGGCTCCGTGCTCAACGTTGTCATTTAGATGAAGCTTACAACCAAGAAGCTTTGCCTCGATGACCATCCTTGGACACGTGTCCCCGCCCTTTGGCAAGTAGACGAACCCCTCAGCAGTAGACATTCGCTTTAGAACTTCATCAGGTGAGATTCCTGACAGGACCTCATACTCCTTCTTATTGTCCTTGCACCACTGAATGGCTTCATCAGTGCCCTTTATCCAGGAGCCTGAGCCCAGGACAAGCCACTTGCTCCTTTGAGAATTCTTGCTCTCAAGCCTGAGTTCACGAAGTCTTGTCCAAAAACTCTCTGAGAAGACTGAGGATAGCACGCTTCCGGGCCTCTCCTTCAGAAGAGGGAATCTCTCAAGATAGCGTGACTGTTGACGCTCTGACATCCACCAGAGAGTTCTGGCACCGAAGTAGAACGCTGCCGTAATCTTTCCAATAGGCTGCTCATGACAGTCACATTGAACCCCTTCAGCAGTAGTGTGCTTCTCAGGTGACCTGTACTTACAGAATTTGTAGTCGTACTCTAGCACTGAGTACGACATATTAGCGATGATAGTAGGCAGTAAGTTCTTATCTAGTAGAGCCCAGTTACCAAACACCCAGTGTTTGCCATGGTGCTCCTGTAGAAGCTGCACAGTCACGTCCTGTGACTTGACTCTGATTAAATTAAAAGGAGACGACTCCTCAAGAGCAGCAGTAGTAAGTTCAGCACCACCTACAAGCTCAGTCGAGAAGAAGTCAGAGACGATCACAACTTCCTGCACAAGAACTCCTTAATTAGAATGATTTAAATTAAGGGCAAGTGAGCAGAATGTATAAGTCTTTCAGATAATGACCACCTGTGTGAAGCCTGACTCACCTGTACTGCCGCTTTCACCACCATTGACGCCATTACCACCGACCCCACCAGACACGTCCAATGTTCCCACTTTTGTTGCGATCCGTGTTGTGATCAGAATGGTTCCACCAGCACCGCCACCACCGCCGCCAGCCTTAACTGAACCTGCAGCGTCCCCGCCCTTTCCACCCTTGCACTCGATTGTTCCATCATTACTGATCTCTTGACAGACTATTCCCACAGCTGCGCCGCCATGGCCGCCTGCTCCCGACCAATCGTTCACACCACCTGCATCACATGCACCACTGCCACCCCCAGGACCACTTCCGAAAGAGGCACCTGAAGCGAATCCGTGAACCTTGAAAGTGATGCAGTTTGGAAAGTGCCTAGTAGATCCCCAGTTGTTAGCTATGAGAGTGCCTGCGCCACCAACCGCACCGTTCAAGGTTGCATTTCCGCCCTTTCCAGCAGACCAGCCTGCTGAGGCTGTAGCATGAACTCCTCCTCGACGCAACTGTGATACAGCATTGTTTGGAGTTACTCCTACATGATTCACAACTCCGCCCTCATTTCCACTGACTCCATTGGCGCCATAAGTCGGAAAACCATTGACAGTACCTACGAATCCATAAGCTGGTCCTACGAGTCTTCCGTTTGCAGCAGGTGCATTGTACTGAATTGTTCCACCTGATTCAACCCTCAGACGATTTCTAACAAAGACTCTATAGCCTCCTGTAATCAGGACTCCGCCACTATTGACCGTCAGGTTGTTATAGTAAGTGTCTGTCGTAAGGGTGACAGTTCCTACTACGACAACATTACCCGAGGCACCGTTTCCGAAAAAAGAGTCAAAGAGGGACCTTTCAAAGAAGTTGTGTGACACTGTCAAGCTCCTGCTCAGTCTGCTCAAACTCTTCTACCCAGAGGTGAGGCAAATTCCAGTTTTCCTGTGCTGCGACATCCTTGAGGTAATCTGGGATTCCGATGATGATTGCACTGGCGCCTAATGACAAAGCAGTAGCTTCTGTGTCTGGTCTAAGCTCACCTACAATATAGTACTTGTTGACTATCATCATATTCTCGTTGTCACTACACGTCCAACAGCACCAGCAGAAGCGGCAAGAGTTTCTGACACTCCTGCACCGGCAAGACCTGCTGCGGCGGTGATAGTTCCAAGATTTGCGAGACTCCTGTAGGAAACAAGCACAAGCCCACCATTGCCTCCGCCGCCACCACCTGCGGCGCTAGGAGATCCTGTCGCATCCCCACCCTTTCCACCATTGGCCGAGATCGTTCCCTGGTTGTCCAAGGTGTATGCGCAGATTAGCACTGCTCCGCCTCCACCTCCACCACCACCTGAGAAACCTGCCGCACCTGATATTGCTCCTGACCCTCCACCACCGCCACCGTTTATGTGAGTGTAGCTACCGATGAATGCCTTGCCTGTAGTTAGCAATATGACGTTTCCGTAGCTGAAGTTATTGTTCGACGTCTGCGTGCTTCCTGTTCCACCTGCCGCACCTGTGATTCCACCACCTCTTCCGCCCGTTCCTCCAATACATGAACCCGTAAGAGGACCTGCGTTGACTCCGACTTGTGCTGAGCCGTTCGCAGCTACCCCGGCTCGTCCATCAATACCACTAACCCAGAGTGTTCCTGCATTGGTATATGAGAGGCCTGCACCTCCACCGACTGCGTCCTTTCCATTACACTGGATTGATGCACCGGATGATATTGTGAGCTTGCCACGAACGTAGATCCTGTAGCCGTTCGTAAAGACGCTACATGATGAGACTGTCATGTCCTGTGCAAAGATATCCCTGTTCAAGGTGTAGATCCCTGAGACGGGCGAGATGCCAAGAACAGTAGCCACATTGTCAAAGACCAGATTACCGTCAGAGCCGTCCCCAAAGAAAGCCCCTCCAATGGCGTCGAATACGTTGCCTGTGTTGTATGCCATTCAATGCCTCAGGTGATGAAGAACTTGCCTGTTCCGCCACGATAGATTGTGATGGAAGAAGACACTGCAGTTAGGGTGTATGCGTCCTTTCCGTCAATTGTGTCAGAACTGCCGAAAGACTTGGAGACTACGATGTTGTAAGTTGCTGCCTGTCCTGCTTCATCCTTGATGATGAAGAATTGACCAGCCCCACAGTCAGAAGCAAGAGGAAGTTTGATTGTGATCGCTGCTGAGTGATTACAACCAATGATTGCATCAGTTGATGACATCGTATCGTCTGCACTAACGGATCGATAGGAATACTGTGACCCACCTGCAGTCCGAAGGTTCGTTCCAACTCCAGATGCAAAGTCTCCAATGTTCCAAAATCCACCCTTGAAGGGTGTGCCTGTCTCAAAGATCCGCAGTTTGTTCTGATACACGTCAATTGTGATGCCAGAGCCCGAGATAAAGGTGTTTGTGACAGGCTTCTCCAAACGAATCTCTCCACCTTCATCACCAGATGAATTGATCGAGATAAGCGTGCCACCTGCAATAATGTCAGATGACCCTGTAAGAGTACCACTGACTACGACCCTACCACCAAACACAGCCATTGAGGTATTGCTGGATAGGTTACCGCTCACAAAAAGCAAGGCATCAGACGGAATACTGGGAAAGTTCGTATTCGTGTTGGCAACGACGAGAGTGCCAGTTATTGCTGTATTAGAAGTACCGTTGCTGCCTGATACGGTCCCGACAAGTGCCATGTGTAACCTCTCCAGATAAATATCGCCCTCGGCTCAATTAGGAACCGAGGGCGATAGTTTGCTCAAGTGAACGAAGCGAAGTCAGATCACTTTTCGTCGAGCTCGGGAACAGGCTCAAGGAGGAACTTGTAGCGCTTGCCTGTACTGTTGAACCTGATGGTGAGGCAATCTGCCTCCTCAATCAGAGTGTAGTCTCCCCTGTCGTTCTTGAGATGAAGGTCACCGGTGTAGATGTTTGCCCACCGCTTGTTTGGACCGCCAAGGTCGAATTCCTGCACAGCACGATCCTGCGATGGGAAGAGTCCTGCTCTTCCTCCTGTTGAACCAACAAAGGCGACGTAGCCTGCTGCACCACCGGAAGATCCGGCTCCCAAGACAACTGATGTCGAACCACTGAGAACCAAAGCCTGGTCAAGCTCAGAGAAGATGAAGGCAGCATTTTTGATCGGAGAAGTGCCTGCTACGGAGCCGGAGTAGACCTGTGCAAACGTGTTCAAGTTATCTGCAAAAGCGAGCTTCCTACCTGCTGACTGAGTGCGAAGAACGAGATCTTTATTGGCAGATGATCTCATTATGCTTGCATTATTGAAAGGACCGATGGAACTCGAA